TCAAAAAAGCTACGCAGATCCAGCCAGCCAAAAAAGCCCTTTTTCATATCTATTTGCTAGAATCCTTATTGCTTTTTATATGCTGGACCGTCCTGTCCCCAAACCACCAGAGAATACAACCACTGGCCAAAGCCAGGAACCACTGGGGGGCGGCGATCCCCTCAATGACGACCTGGGCAATGACGGCGGCGAAGATGACAGTGACGGCGGGCCTGGTGGCTGCACGGAAGAAGTTGGTGAATACCTCCACCAGGGTGGGGTTCGTTGAGTTCGTTGCGTTGCTTGGGTTGGTTGAGTTCTCCGACATAGCTCCTCCTTAGATTTCTTGAAACTCGATTTGCCCTTCCAGCAAGTCCTGATATTCCTGACCGGTCAATATGTGCCAGCTTTCGGCGATAACCGAAATAGAGCCCTGGCCGACCAGGATTACGCTGCCGCAAACATCACCGAGTAGACCGCCAACGGCTAGTAGCAAGCCGATGCCTGATAATGTGGCGGCTCCGGATAAGGTCTTAACGGCTGCTGCTGCGAGGGCGCCGGTCCCTGCCATGGTGACCGCGCCAACCAAGACACTAACTCCCGCGGCCACCAGGGCACCAGAGCCCAACAGTGTAGCTGCTCCATACTTGATGCCGCCCTCAATAGTACCGACTGCGGCGAGTAATCCTGCGCCGGCCAGGGTAGCCTTACCGGCCAATGCTGATACACCGTTAACGATAAGAGCGCCTGCGCCTGCGAAAGCAGCTATCCCAGATAATATCTTACTGCCCGATGCTGCCAGTGAGCCGGTGCCTGATAGGGTGGCTGCCCCTTCCCGGAGATAACTCCCAGCGGCCCCGAGGCCGCCTTCACCGGACAGTGTCGCTGCGCCCTTACAGGTTACCCTGCCGATTCCGGCCAGCGTTCCAGTTCCGGATAATGTTGCAGCGCCGAAGACATCCTGGCCACCCTCTGTTCCTGTTCCATACAGGGCCAGCTTTTGAGATGAGCTATTAGTATAAGTGGCGGTCGGGAAGTCACCAGGTTTATACCATTTTTCAGTGCCACCGCTGGAGTTACGTTCCAGTTTGACGGACTTCGAGTTTGTGCAAACGAAACCGATTACATCACCGGTCTCAACGTCTATGCTTAATCCCGTCCAGAGGTTATATCCTGCCATTGCGCCGCCAAGTTGCTCAGTATCCCTGGGCGTCAAGTAGTTATTAGGGCTTTCTGTCAGGATTCCACCTTTAACGATGTTCCCGATGGCAGCCGCGTTGCATTGGCACTCAACCGAGTCTATCGTTCCTGATGCGTTGGCTGTGTTAGCGCCCTCTACCTGCGTATAGTTATTTGTTTCAGACCAACTATTGAAGTCAGCAGCAGGAGTTCCGACGTCAATCGTGCCGTGTTCACCTATGCGTAGATCAGGGCGCCCAACTGCTGCTGCGGTTATGTCAATATCGAAGTCGTGAGGTCTATCGAGAATATCTTGAAGCCTGCTTTCATTTTTCTTCTTATCTTTAGAGCTGCCCGGGGTAAACCGACATCTGACTTCGCCTTCTCGCAGCGACACCTTCTTCCATTCACCTATGAAGGCAAGTTTGCTGTCCCAGCAATGCTGATGAAAGGCATAGAAATAGGAGAGGCATCGGCTAATTTCACTACGGATGTCATCGTCTGAGGCCGTATGGTCTGGATGAATGAAATGCGTGTGAAGTGGCGTATCAACCCAGACACGAGGCAAGCTATCTTCCCAAGCCTGATAGGCCGCGCAGTCAATGGGTTCGCCAAGCTCGTCGACTGCGCCCGGATAGCCGGCCTGGGCTTCCGGGCTGTCCCAATCGACTACAAAGAGATGGCGCTTATCATAGTTTGGCTCGGTGGGATATAGGAAGAAATCAAGGCGTAGCTTGATTCTGTCCTTGCGTATCTCACAGCCACTGGGGTTGATACGGCCAGAAGGCATAGATCCCCTCCAGCCTACGTGACGGCTATGTCCAGGTCACCGGCATTAATCTTGAAGGTGTCGCCGTTGTTTACCGTCTTGCTGGCATCGAGGGCGCTGTGCATGAGGACATTGCCGGCGGTAGCGGCGTCCATCAATGCGACATGGGTGATTGTTCCCCAGTCGGCGGTGGCAGTAGGAAAGGTAATATCGGCAGTATTGGAACTCTCTCCATCTGAGGCAGCAGACAAGGTAACGGACTGGCGGGCGTAGGAACCGCCGCTTACCTCACCGGTGATGGTGCCTCCCTCAAGGCCGTTATCGGCGGTAAATAGAGCCACGTAAACGGTGGTCGGCGGCGTGTAAGACTGGTTCCTGAGAAGATGGTCTATTATTTTATTCTCCAGGTAGGTGCTGAATTCAGCCATTTTTGCTATTCCTCCTATCCTTTATATTGCACGACTAGCTTTTCCGTGCTTGGTTTGTAGTAAATGTTAAGTACCGGCTTCTGGTCTTCCGGAGGATCTGAGACAACGGGCGACCCGCCGGAGGGCCAGGCGGCGATGACGCAGGCGTCCCTGGGATTGCCACCGGGAATCGCCACAATGACATGGTTGCCGGCAACAAGGTCCAACGACGGGATATTTCTGGCCACGCTGATGTCATCGAAGTAGGTCGTTAGGGAACCTGCCAGCTGAACGCCCGCCCTATAAGCGACGGTGTCGAAGTATTTGAGGATACCGATTTCAATCATTTTCAATGTAGAGCTGGTAAGGGACTACTTTGGAGCGACGTGAAACAGCCCTGAGCTTCTTGTCATAGCGGTCAAGGCGCTCCTTGCCACAGGCTTTGAGGTTTATGGTGGCATACCTCCCTGCAATATTGGCCCTGTCCACTGTATAGGCGGAGGCCGACATAGCCAGGTAGCCTGTTGCGCCGAGGACTATAATCTCATCGTGTTCAATCGGAATGGTGGTGGAACCGACAGCAAGCGTATGCTTCTTAAGCCATCTCACCCTGGCGTCGTCTCCATTGCCCTCATCCTCCATGTGGAGATGTCCGGCCCAGTACTCAATTCGCTGGTAGTATTTGGGACTATGGCCGATGGGGAACTCCACGGACTTGATTTCCAGCAAACCCGAAAGGTTAGAGATATCGAGCTCGGTGTCGCTGTCGGTAGTAGCGATATCATCCTGCTGCTCGATGGGAGCGTGAAGGGAATATTCCGTGACGACCCTGTCGATGGCCCCATCGAGCTCGTCATCAGTCCAGCGATAGTTCTGGCTGTCGGTGTCCTGGAGATCCTCACGGACCCTGGCTCTCATCTCAGCAAGATTCATAGTTCACCTCTTTTTGGGGAAGGGAGGGAGGTGACGCTCCCTCCCCCATTGAAAGGAGGTAGAAAAGAAAGTGCCAGGGTGGCAGCAAACCCTGGTGGTCATTAGTCTCTCACTCCTGTGAGCATGGCGCACTTGACGATAGAGAAGTTGGCCAGGGACACATACCACTTGACGCGGGTCCGGGAAGCGTCCTTGGTCTCCAGGGAGCCGAGACGCTCTACCTGGATCATCTCTGGGCTGGAAAGTCCACAAACTGCGCCCTCTCCCACCTGGAAGGCGAAGATGGTGGAGCAGTCCGAAGACGAGCCAACAGTATAGTTGTCCTTCACCCAATCGGAAATGGCGACGGGGATGCTGTTGTAGTACTCGACCACCTGACCGAGCTTGCCCTCACCGATGAGAAGGTTGGTGCCCGCGGCCCTGGCCAGGGCCATGATCTTCCGGCGGGAGCGGCGGCTCATCAGAAGCATGTCAGGCTTGCCGCCCCTTACCAGGTCAATGAGCTGGTCAATTTTGGTGAGGGTGAGCGTGGCACCGTTGGTACCCATAGCGAGGTGATTACCGAGCTTACAAGTCCAGGTAACCTGGTCATCAACGACGGTACTGCCCTCAGTGGTAGGCCAGGTAGGCTCGGTGGTGGCGTGCGTCTTGGTATCGCCGGCCACAGCAGTAGCCTCGTAGCGAAAACCATTCTCCTTACCAGCGGTGGGCACGACAACATCCCCCAGAGTGGTTGCCGTGTCGGCGACCCAGGCCGTGCCCTTCATGGTCTTATACAGACCGTCGGGCTGCTTGGAATCGACGCTGGAGTCTCCATTCAG